ATTACTCCATATAGCGTTATTTAGCGACGTTTAAATTTATTATAACTAATGTAGTCAAATTGTTCATTTATATCATCTGTTTTTGTAGATGATAAAGAATTATAAATTAAATTCTTGTGTTTGTCAAGTCTATTTTTTAATGTTCTTTTAACTTTATGTAACTTTACTTCGTTATTAAAGTCATTATATCTTCTGGTATCACCCATATTTTTAATTTATTCTCCTTTTTCAACTACTAAATAAGGCCAAGCATAAATACGTTTGGTCAGTTCTTGTTGATTTTGTGCTAACTTAATTAAATATTTTTGAGTTTCTTTAAGTGATTCTATTTGTCTATCTATATTTACTGTAATAAAGGCAAGTTGTTCTTGTATAATAATAATTTCTTTTTCAATGTCAGATACCTTGTTTAGTGTATAATCCAATTCGTTGTCTGATAATTGCATAGTATTTTTCATTATCAATTTTAAGAAAAGGTTTATATTTTTTAATTAGTCTAGATATGTCTGGCCATACAATTTTATCTATTATATTTTTATCATATAAATTGACAAGATCGTATAATTTGTCTAGAATAACTAGTGTTTCTATGGAAATATTAGATCCTAAATATGCTCTTATTATATATGGATGACTATCATCTTTGCTATTGAAAATAAGCGAAAAAAAGTCCAAATTTTTGTCCTCAGCATAATCGACTATACTATTAAATTCTTTGGTAAAGGTATAAGTTAAACTTTCGATTCTTTTTTTCCATAAAAAATAGGTCTCTTTTGCTTGTTGATCAAATAAGCCTCCCCAACGATCGCCGGAGACAAAATTAGCAATAAGAAAATTAACAACTTCTTCATCGTTATAAGTGGTAGCGATTCTTTTTATAAAACTTATATCTTTTCTTTTATAAAGTGATTTTTTTGTTGCCCTTACTTTTCCTTTTTGTTTTATAACATCGTAGTTGTCTGTTGTGAAATGCAATTTTAAAGCCAAATAAAAACGATAAACCGAAAATTCATCCATTGTAATCATATAGGAAGTTTACTCCTTTTTCGTAATAAATTTTGTTCCTCTGCCTCAATTTTAATTTTTTCTTTTAGGTTTTTATTTATCATTGATGCTATAGATGATATTTCTATATCTATTTCATCACAATAGTTTATTATTGCCTCCATATAACCAATTTTTAAATTACTAACACGTTCTTCTATATATAAAGAAAATTCGTTTTGAGAACGAAAACGCTTGGTGATCAAAAGGCCATCTGTTAAATTTTCTTCTTTTTCCATTTATTTAGATTGTTATTCTTTTATTTATGCCTAGGTAATAGTTGCCTCATTATTTTCTATAGTTAATTTGCCGTAACAGGCAATGTTATATTTAACTATATTATTTTCTATAGTAGTATCGCTAAAAGAAGGAACCTTTAATTTTAAATTTTTTACCAGCACTTCCTCACTATCATAAATAATACGCCAAACTAAATCAGAATTACCATGTTGAGTATTATATCTTATCCAATATTTTTTCATCTATAGTTCTATTTAACTTTGTTAAATTGGCTTTGGTATAACTTTGATAAGAATCTTGTAATTTTTTAGGCATATCTATTAATTTAATTTCACAATTGTATTTCTCTTGTATTTCTTTTGCTATACTATAAAAACTTGTTGCCTGACCTGAACCTATATTCCATATATTGGATTTATTAATATCTAAAAATAATTCATGATACTCTATTACTTTATTTACGTGTATGAAATCTCTATAATAATTTTCACTATTTTTAAATAATTTTATTACTCCTGTAGTTTCTGCTTGTATAGTAAATTTAGTATAAGGACTTGCTTGATCATTTTTATGTGTTTCATATGGTCCATGGACATTAAAATATCTAAAAATTTGTACTATATTATTTTTAGATAATGTATTAAGTATATATTGTTCTGCTAAATATTTTGACCAGGCATAAGGTGTTAAAGGATTTAATACAGCAGATTCTTCAAAACTAGAATTTTTACCATAAACAGAAGCAGATGAAGCAAACTGCATATTTACATGATGTTTTACACATTCATTATATAGATCTATTGTAAATTTTAAATTTTGTTTGTATAATTTTTTTAAATCTGTTTCTGTAGTTGAACTAATGGCGCCTAAATGTATTACCCAATCATAATTTTTTACTTCTAAAGACGATTCTCCCCATTCAAAACCAATTATATCATGTTTGGACTCAAAATACTTAAAAAGATTCTGACCAATAAATCCTTTATATCCTGTTATAAGAATTCTCATAAATTTCCTCAAGAGAGGGAGAATAAACACCAAAATGCATTACAGTTAATTCACTTGCTATAATAGCATATTTTATTGCTGTATCCATACTATTGTATTGACAATAAAAATATGCAAGAGAGGCCAAAAAAGTATCACCTGCACCTGTTACATCTACAACTTCTAACTGTTTAGCCAAGTAATTTTTATCTTTAAAAATGGCTCCCTTATGTCCACATGTAATAATGATGTTATCATTTTCACTAATTAGTTGATTATACTCATTTTCATTTAATTTAAAATAACAGTTAGTAAATTGTTTTAAATTTCTTTTTTTGGTATCAATAAAAACAGGTTTAGTTGTATTTTTTATAACTTTTAAAATAGTATTATCATTTATACTACCTTTATTATAATCACTAATTATAATTAAATCATATAAGTTATCAGAAAAATCTATATCTAAGGGTTGGGATATTACATCTTCATCTATTCTACAAATATGTTGTCTAGATCTTTCTTCCACTAGCCTTGTTTTTTTACTTAAATTCCCATGATAAAAATCTACAGTACATTTTAATGCCAAGAGATTATTTTTGACATTTGCTGCCATACCCTCTTTTGTTTCTGTTCTTTTAGTAACAAAAACTGGAACTGGTGCTTCTGGATTTAATTTAGTTACATTACCAAAAGTGTAAACATCTGTGCAAATATCACCTAGCAATAATACTTTCAATTTTTTTTGTGGTAGAATAAGCATCAAGTACTTTAAAAAAAATAATTTCTATTATTTCTTTACCTATAATAGATTTATCGAAATAATCATCACCTTTAATCATTAAATTACAAGTTTTAATAATGTTTAATAATTCTTCATTTGTATTGAAAATAATAACTTCATCAACTGCTTTTAAATTTTCTAAAATTATTTTTCTTTCATGTTGTTTATTAATTGGTCTAGTATGTCCTTTTAATTGTTTTACACGTTCATCTGAATCTATAGCTACAACAAGAAAATTTCCTTTACTTTTGGCAAAATTAAGAAGTGCAATATGACCAACATGTAATAAATCAAAAACTCCATTTACTATAATTTTTTTCATATTATAATTGAATTAATTTAAGAAATCAATTCTGAAGTTACTCTTTCATATGTATCTCGTAATACAAGTAATTTTTTAGTAAAATTATCTCGTTTTTGTTTGAATATTTGGGGATAATCGTTTTCTACTGCCATAATAATAACTAAACGAGATACAGGTATGTTATAACATTCTTCAAACATAATGGCATAGGCAGCAGTTTGAATAAAATAGGATTCTATTTGATCTTCTCGTTTTTGTCTACTGGAAGTTTTAAAATCGATTACACTAAGTTTACCTTGATAATCTGCTATACAATCTACTGTACCAGCTAAGCGTAAGTGATCAGAATATAGATATTTTTCCTGCAATCTAATGTTATCTATATTATTAATATATGGTACACAAGATTTAAAAAGTTCCAAAGATACACTATTATCGATTTTCATATCTTCATTAGCTAAATATTTTTCTACAATACTATGGAATTTAGTACCTCTAGTAGCAGCAGTACTGGAAATACGATTGGCATTTTCTTCACCTATACTTTGGCGCCATTTTTGTATATCTTTTTTACTAAAATGACCCAACATAGTAGTAACCGAAGGGTATTTATTTCCATCTTTGGTTATATAGTATCTATAACCATCTTCTTTAGTTATTCGTTGTAGATCAATACCAGGTACATTAATATGATTAAAATTCATAATAGATAATAGATATAGTTAACTAAAATTTATATTTCAATCCAAGTTGTTGAGTCCTCGTCCCATCTATACATCTTTCTTCATAGGTCCTCTAAGATTATATATGTCTAACTATGTATAATTTTGTTTATTATTTTTTAATGTGGTAAATTATTTATTTGTAATTAGTTAAAATATAATTTTCGACATTGTAGTTTTAATAAAGAATTTTTCTATTAAATTATACAAACTTTATTTTATTTCTGACAATTAATAATACTTTTTATCATTTGTATTTTAGTGTAGTTGATGAAAATAAGCTGTTTAGCAAAGAAATTATCTTAGTACAAATGCTCCGGTTGGTGTTGTAATCGTACGCGCGACACCTCTAGTGATGCGCAGGTCGGATATGTAACCGTTAAACGTATTGGCGGCGACTAGGACACCATTATTCCAAAAAGTGCCTACTCCTAGAGGTGCACTCTGTCCGTAATCATTTGAGTCTGGATAAGTTGAACCCGTCTGCGTTCCGTTAAAAAACATTTTTGTAGATCCTGATTGCCTAGTTAGCGCTAAATGATGCCAGGTGCCGGTACTTGGAACAGAACCGCTTGTTATTCTGTCGCTACCTCCGGTATAATACCTAATCTTTATATTACATAAATTTTAGGTTAATAGAAACACACATTAATCTACTTAACTGAAAAATAAAAAGAAATTACCTGCAAAACTGGTAGAAACCTGCCCAAAAATAAGCCAACCGTAATTGTTTCCAAAATCTTCACTGTTATTTGCAGTCCAATTAGGAGGTAAACCACCACTTACCGTACTGTTTGTTATTCCCAAATACTCAAATATCATTTGTGTAATCACATCATTTTGAATAAAATTGCCCTGAATATAATTTCTGTAACTGTTGGTTCCGGAAAGTAGTATAGTATTGGCCTTTAAAGAACCGTTTATAACAACAATAGACTTACTAAAATTTCCATTACCTGTACGCACAGTGTTTAGTGTTTTTGTGCTACCAAAACACACAATCTGTAATTCACCCGTGCCGTTTCCATTGTCCGTATGTATAAAGGGACTATTATTGGTAATGATATTTAAATTATTATTGGTAACGTGAATGGTTTTATCACCACTTCCTGTGACAATAATTTCGCTGGTATTTGGTGCTGCATACGGATAATCTATGTATCTTACAGGATTACCTATTTTTGTAATCGTTTTAGGTGTGGGACTTAAATCAATAAAATTATTGTCCTGTAGTATTCTTAATAAGGTATTGCCTACATCGGTTAATCTACTGGTTGGAACTGGATATGTGGAAGAATTAATTCCACCCAATGCTTGACCTTTTACTATTCTTAAATTTGTAATGTAACCTGAATAATTGTAACCAATTTGTATCGGAATATTTGGTGTATTTACAGATATTGCATTTCCAATTGTTCTAAACGCACGTTGCCCATTTAAATATAAAGCATATCCTTCGTCATATTGTAATGCTACGTGAGTCCATCTATATGGTACTATATCTTGGGGAGAAGTTGAAGTAATGCTATTAGAACTAAAACAGATACGTTTACTTCTTGGTTCTATATACAGTTGCCAATCCCCTCCTTTTCCGATGATTGTAGCTCTATTATTAAATTCATTACCTATAGAAGAAAAATCAATGATATTATTAAATACAGTTTCATTAGGTCTTATCCAACATTCTATTGTCCATTGATCATTACTTAAATTAATGTTATTATCATTTACTTCCAGATAATTATTGTTTGAAAATTCAGTGGCATAATTTGTTGCCGCACTCTCATTAGAAATAAAATAGGCTGTACTGCTGCCCGAACCTAATATTGAATCATTACCGTATAAAGTAATATTACTGGCAGCGAATTCCATTTCAGAAGATGATATAATTTTCCTAGCCTGTATGGTTTTTCCTCTAGTTTTGAATTTACTTGGATTTACATTACCTAATTGTGTCCAATTGCTTGAATTAATATCAATTTCAAAATTACTTGTTGCAGATTGACTTTCAATGGAGAAAAACCCAGCATTATTTGTGGTATCAAGGCTTGAATCACTGGTGCTTCTAAAGTTTATATTATCTGTTGTATAATTAATTTGTGGTCCTGCACCCCAAGAAAAATAATTATAACCGGCAGATTCTGCCAATACAAATGTTGGACCCCAATTCACCTCAACTTGCCAACTGGTAGTGATACTGTTATCATAAAAAGCTAAGAAGGCTGGCTCTGTACCTATTCCTGCCCAACTTAGAACGGTTGAATTATTAAATCTCACAGTTTTTTGAGTACAATCTATTATGACATATTTTGGTGTGACTGACACTGTTTCATATTGAGAAGATAAAAGCTGAAAAGTTGGTTGATTTCCTGTGCTACCTGATCCGCTACCATATCCTAGAGATTGTATTACAGTGTCGCTGGCAATTCTACTAGGCGCACTTTGAATTCCTATTTGAAAACCATTACTGGGACTTGAAATTGTAGTAATTTCAAAATAATAAACACCTGAAGTTGGTAGAGGAAACAATAAACTAAGATAATTATTGTTGGTTGATTGATAAAGTCTTGTACCCTGCGCTGTGGTTGATGCTGTGTATGTACCACTGGTACCATAATTGCCAAATCCTGCTTCAAATCCATAATTGCTATTGCTTCCGTTCAAATAACTATTTACAGACTCCAAATATTGACTTAAATTAAAATTTAAATTTGATGATCTATTCTGCCCTAAAATTAATTTTTTAACCTGCGTCGTACGATGTGGCAAAACACTGTAATTATTTTCACGTAAATTAATTCCTGTTCCTCCAGGCGTTATGTCTCCTACTCTGATTAAACTAGGTTTATAATATTTGGCAGAACTAAAATAGGTATTATTATATGGTGTTGCTAAATTTTCTGAACTTACATACCCAGAACCATACCAAGTTAATTGTGAACTATTTGTAGCTATAAATTGTTTGGTATGTAAAACAGAATTATGACAATTTATTGTTATGGGTTGAAC